CGACGTTCAACGCACCATGTCCAACGTATCCAAGGCCATGCAAACCAAGATTCTCTCCTGGCCAACCAAACTCGCCAGCCGTCTTGCCGGACTCAAAGAGCGTGAGCAGATCCGTCACGTTCTTGACCGTGAAGCGCGCCAGCTTTGCCATGATCTCTCCGGTATCCATGCCAAGCCGACTGCCGATGTCCAGCCTGAGGTGGCAGAGTGATCCTGCCTCTGACAGAAGGCCTAATTGCAACCACTCCTTTCGACGGAGAGATGTCGATGCTTGCCGATCGTCATTACTCTCGCCGAACCGTAGGAGCTCGGCAGTTCCTTTATTCTGGTCGAAAGCTAGTCCTTCGCGATTCACGGGGGTCAGTTCTATTCGGATGGATATGGCCTCAGGACGACATGCGAATGGACGGCCAGACCGGTTATAACTGCGCCATATTCCGCAACGAATCTTCGCGCAAGGCCAGCGATATCATTCTGGAGGCCGAACGGCTGGCGTTCGAGAAGTGGGGACCTAACCGTCTCTATACCTACATTGACCCAAACAAAACCGCAATCATAATTCGCCGCGGAGAGAGAATAGTAGGCTTCTGTTACCGTAAGGCCGGCTGGAAGCCGAGGCTTAAAAAGAACGGGCAACCTCATCTTTCCAAAGCCGGCCAGTGGCTCTTTGTGAAACCGTGGCGGCCCGAATGAAAGAATTCCTCTCATCCCCTGAATCCCTGGCCGCGCTCGATAACGGTATCAATCTCGGGCTCCGGCTTCTGGTGCCACCGCCGGCGCTCAAAGTCAGTGAGTGGGCGGATAGCTACGCATATCTCCCGGCCGGCAGCGCTGAACCCGGTCGCTGGGTCACTGCCACCGCTGAATACCAGCGCGGCATCATGGACGTGTTCAATGATCCGCTCATTGAAACCATCGTGCTTATGATGGGCGCGCAAACCGGCAAGTCTGCCAGCTTTCTTAACGTGGTGGGATATTTCACTGATCAGGATCCGTCGCACATCATGTTCGTGCAGCCCACCATTGACGATGCTGAAAAGTTCAGCAAAGACCGCATCGCCAAGATGATCAGTGAAACGCCGCGGCTCAAGCCTCTCTTTGCTTCGCCCCGTTCGCGCGATTCCAACAATACCCTGCTGCACAAAGAGTTCCCGGGCGGCTTCATCCGGATACCCGGCGCCAACGCTCCCAGCGGCCTTGCTTCCACGCCTATCCGCATCGCCATCTTTGATGAGGTCGATAAATACCCGCCATCCGCCGGCACTGAAGGCGATCCCGTCGAGCTGGGCATCAAGCGAACAACCACATATTGGAACCGCAAGATTGCTCTCGCTTCCACGCCCAATATCAAGCGTGAAAGCCGTATTGAAGCGGCCTTTGAAGCCTCTGACCAGCGCAATTTCTATGTTCCCTGCCCGCAATGTGAAGAGGTGCAGGTATTGCATTGGGAAAATCTCCGCTGGCCATCGCCAGAGAACGGCGCCGCCCGCCACCAGCCGGAAAAGTGTTATTACATCTGCTCCGTCCACGGATGCGAAATCATTGAGCAGGATAAGTTTGAGATGGTCCGGCACGGCGCCTGGGTAGCCACCGCGCAATCGCTCGACGGCAAAACCGCTGGTTTCCACATCAACGCGCTGTACTCGCCCTGGATCACATGGGCTGAACTGATACATGAATTCATCAAGGCTACCAAGGTAGCCAAAGAGCTGCGCAATTATGAACTGCTAAAGACGTTCATGAATGCGCGCCTGGCTGAAACGTGGGAGCTTCGCGGCCAGCGCGCCGATGATGACTCCCTCGCTAAACACAAGAGCGAATATGACGCTGAAGTCCCAACCGGCGTACTCGTACTCACCGCCGGCGTTGACTCCCAGGATGACCGCCTTGAAGTCGAAGTTCTGGGTTCCGGCCTGGGTGGCGAATCATGGTCCATCGAATACAAAGTATTTCGCGGCGATCCCGGCCAGCCAGCGCTGTGGAAAGAGCTGGATGACTACCTGGCTAAACGCTTCCGCCATGCCAGCGGTCTCATGCTGCCCATCCGCGCCACCTTCATTGATTCCGGCGGACACCACACCAAACAAGTTTACGACTTCGCCCGCCGCCGCTCCACGCGCTGGATATTTGCCTGCAAAGGCGTAGGCGGCCCCGGACATCCGCTCACGCCGCCGCGCGCTTCCATTCTCAAGCAAAACCGCGTGCCATTGTGGCTGGTTGGGACAGACGCGGCCAAAGAAGCCATCTATTCCAATTTCAAGGTTGAAGAGATCGGGCCAGGATATTCACATTGGCCCTCCGGATATCGCAATGAAAAAGGCGAGATGGTCCCACGGCCTGAGTATGATCAGGAATATTTCTTGGGGATAACGGCTGAAGAGCTGGTGGAAGATCCCAAGCCCAACGGAACGTCAAAGCGCATCTGGAAGAAACGCCGTGAGCGCAATGAACCGCTCGATTGCCGCGTCTACGCCATCGCCGCGCTCGACGCTCTGCGCCCCAACTTTGAAGCCATCGCTAAAACATTTGAGGGGAATGTTGTCAAGCTCAAAGCCGATCTAAACAAGCCTACCGGCGCGCAAAAACCGCCTAAACGCGGACGCGGCTGGGTTAATTCATGGAAGATTTGACCGAATTTTCTTATCCGCGCTAACTCTCATGCGTGATACCACCTCGCCCAACCGTTGAACCGCAGTCGTTGATCGCCGGAGATACGCTCCAGTTTGACCGCAGCATCCCCAACTTCAGTCCGGTCGATGGCTGGGCTCTCTCGTACACGCTCACTCTGCCGGGAAAAACGCCTATCCAGATCACCGGAGGCGTGATCACCAGCACAGGCGCAACCTGGAATATAAACGTTCCGGCTGCCACCACGGCTGGATATGTCGCTGGCAAGTACTTCTGGATTGCCTACGTCACCGGATCCGGAGCCAACTCCGGCCAGCGATTCAAGGTGGGAGAGGGAGTAATTGATATCAAGCCCAACCCCGCCACTGCGGACGCCACCACTGATTACCGCTCTGACGCCAAAAAGAACCTGGACGCCATTGACGCCGTGCTAGCCAACCGCGTCACCGCCGACGTGGCGAGCTACAAGATCAACGGCCGTGAGCTCGTCAAGATGCGCCACTCTGATCTGCTCGAGCTTCGCGGCTATTTCTTTCAGCGGTACAAAGAAGAGCGCATCCGGGCCGGTGAAGTATTTCCCAGTTCCACAGTGGGCGCGTACTTCGGAGGCACACGGTAAATGGCCCTTGAACCTCTCAACCTCACTCCCATTCGCCATGAGTTAATGGCTGCCAGCGCTTCCACTCCAGCTCCGCGCGCGCTGGCCAAGCGCGATATCACCATGCCGCCTCAGCTCTTGCAGGCCCTGCAAGCCGGTGGGTACAAGGCCGCGGCGTTCAATCGCCTTACCATGGATTGGGCCACGTCCATCCTCAGCGCTGACCAGGAACTATTTGCCGATCTGCGCCGCCTTCGTGGACGCTCCCGCGCGCTGGCCAAAAACAATCATTACGCGGCGAAGTTTCTGCGCCAGGTGGAAAAGAACGTGGTGGGTGATTGCGGTATCACCATGCAGGCCAAGGTCAAGATGCAGCGCGGCGGCAAGCTCAATGAAAAGGTAAATGAAACCATTGAGGACGCATGGGCTGATTGGGGAGAAAAGGAAAACTGCTCTGTCGATGGCAAGCTGAGCTGGGCGCATCTGCAGCGCTTCTTTATCCGCAACGTGGCCATGGATGGTGAAGTCTTTCTGCGCAAGGTCCCGCTGCCCGGCAACCCGCACCTGTTCTCCCTGCAGTTCATCGATCCTGATCAGGTTGACCCCACGTTCTTTATTGAGCGGCTGTCCAGCGGCAATGAAGTCCGCATGGGCGTCGAGGTTGATCAGTATCACCGCACCGTCGCCTATTGGATATGGAACCGCCATCCTTCGGAGCAAACCAGTAATCCGCAATCGCACGTGCGTGTTCCGGCCAGCGAGATCATTCACGCATTCATCCCGCTCCGCGTGAATCAGACGCGCGGCATTCCCTGGATGGCGCCGTCCATGATCGAGATGAACATGCTGGTGGGATACAAAGAGGCTGAAGTGGTGGCCGCCCGCGTTGCCGCCGCCAAAATGGGATTCTTTGTTTCCAAAACCGGCGAGCAGTACACCGGCGATTCATCGCTGAGCGATCAAAACACTGACGCCAATCTCACGCCCAACATGGGGCCGCAGCTCATGGACGCCAACCCGGGCACGTTTGAATCGCTCCCGGCTGGTATGAGCTTTGAGAAGTGGGACCCGCAACATCCCAATGCCAGTTATGACGCTTTCTGTAAAGGCTCGCTTCGCGGCATCGCCAGCGGCCTGGACGTGTCTTATCACGGGCTGGCTAACGATCTTGAAGGCGTGAACTTCAGTTCCATTCGCGCCGGGCTGCTGGAAGAGCGCGACACCTGGCGTCTGCTGCAGCAGTGGCTGATCGATTCGCTGTGCCAGCCGGTCTATCGCGGATGGCTGCCGAATTCCATCCTGGGCGGAGCGCTGGCGCTCGATGCCCAGAACATTACGCAGTACTCCAAGTCTGCCGTGTGGCATCCGCGCGGCTGGGATTGGGTTGATCCGCTCAAAGACGTTCAGGCCGCAACGCTCTCTGTCCAAAACGGTTTCAGCACATACACCGCTGAGCTTGCCGCCATGGGCCTCGACTTCGAGGAGCTGGTGGAACAGAAAGTTTACGAAATGGACGTTCTCAAGAAAGCCGGAATCACCCTTGGCACTGACATCAAGGGCGTGGCCGATACCGCAACCGACGATCAGAACGCGACGGACGCGGCGGAAGAATCCGGAGAGCCAGCTAAAAAGACTCCAGCAAAAGGCAAGAAATAGGCCGCATTTGACGCAAAAAATCTTTTCAGGCTACTAACGAACTGTGAGCGACAAAACCAACACGCCGGAAAAGCTGCCAGTCCAATATCGCTTCTTTGAGTTGGACCGTGCCGCCATCGACAAAGAGAAACGCACTTTGCCGATCTCTTTTTCCAGTGAGACGCCTGTGCGCCGCTGGTATGGCAATGAGGTGCTCGATCACAGTAAGAAATCCGTCAACATGTCGCGCATGAATAACGGCGCGCCACTGCTGGCCAATCATGACATGGACCAGCATATCGGCGTGGTCGAATCGGCCGGCATTAAAGACGGCAAGGGCATGGCTGAAGTTCGCTTTGGCAATTCGCCTCTGGCCCAACAGAAATTTCAGGACGTGCAAGACGGGATCCTGCGCAACGTTAGCGTGGGCTACATCGTGCACAAGTACCAGGTGACTGAAACCGACGATAAGACGCCGGACGAATACCGCGCCGTGGATTGGGAGCCGGTGGAAGTCAGCCTGGTTGCCGTTCCAGCTGATCCAACTGTAGGCGTTGGGCGCGAGCTGCGCGAGTTTCCCGTTTCAGTCGAGAAAGAAGCAAAACAAGTTCCCGCGGCGGCTGCCGCAATTCCAATTCAGGAGAATCGATCCATGGCTACCCCCGCTGTTACACAGAATGTTGAAGTCAATGCCGCCCGCGAAGCCGTGATTAACGGCGAGGTAAAACGCATCCGCAACATTTCCGCGCTGGGCGAGCAGTATCGCCAGTTCGTCAAGCCGGAACAGGTTGCCAAGTGGATTGCCGATGAGACGCCGGAAAGTGATGTTCGCCAGCAGATCGGTGACACGCTCATCAAGCGGTTTGCTCCGGTGAATGGCGCGGCGGCTGAAGCCGTTGACCTCTCCGAAGGCGAGAAGAAACGGTATTCGGTGGTCAATCTCATCCAGGCGCACCTCAAGGGCGATCGCTGCTTTGAGATGGAAGTGTCTGACCAGATCAGCAAGAACCTGAAGCGCGGCCCGTCGCACGGTGGCTTGTTTGTTCCCAAGTCCATCCCCGGCGTTGACCTCACGCAGAAAGAGCGCGACGCCATCCTGACCGGACAGCGCGCGCCGTTGACCAACCTGAGCAATGCGGCCGGCGGATTCACCGTTGAGACCGCCGTTGAGCCGCTGGTTGACATCCTGCGCAATAAGATCGTGGCCCGCCGTCTGGGTGCCAAGTTTCTCACCGGTCTCCGTGATCCGCTGCTCTTTCCCAAGCAGATCACCGCGGGCGCCGGCTTCTGGATGGCTGAGAACTCTGGCGCGGACGTGACGGAGCAGGACCTGACCTTCGGCAGCTTCACGCTCTCGCCCAAGACTGTGATGGCCCTGCAGAAATACAGCCGTCAGCTTCTGGCGCAGAGCACGGTGGATATTGAAGCGCTGGTGCGGTATGACATCGCCGCCCAGATCGCTATTGCCATTGACGCGGCGGTGATCAACGGCTCCGGTGCTTCCAACCAGCCGCTGGGAATTCTGGGTCAGTCCGGGCTTGACGTTGTGGCCTTTGGCACCAACGGCGCGCAGCCCACCTTCGGCAACATCCTTCAGATGGAAACCGATGTGGCCACTGCGAACGCTGATATCGGGAGCCTGGCTTATGCCACCACTCCTGGCATCCGCGGCCGGTTGAAGCAGACTGCGGTTCTGTCCAACACCATCGGCATGCCGGTGTGGACTTCTGACAAGCGCGTTGAAGGCGGCTTACAGATGGGCGAGATGAACGGTTATCCCGCCATGGCCAGCAACCAGATTCCGAGCAACCTGACCAAGGGAACCTCCAGTGGAATCTGCCACGCGATCATCTTCGGTGATTGGAGCTCTGTCCTGATCGGCGAATGGAACGCTCTGGAAATCCTGCCTGATCCGTATACGCTCGGCGGCCAGGCGATGGTCCGGGTATTTGCCTGGGACATGTGCGACACCAACGTCCGGTATGTCTCCGCGTTTTCCGTTTCCAAGGACGCCCTTCCGTAAAAAGAAGGCGTGCATGTTTCACTCAGGCTGCTCCGGCGCGGGCAGCCTGAGGTATGCAAAGTCTCTAACCTTTACCGTTTGGAGATTTTGCACACCTTAAAAAAATCAGGAGCTGAGCACATGAAGATCAAGATCAAGAGCCATCCCGGCAATCTGGCGCACGTCGACAAAGAAAAGCTGAAGGCAGGCGCGCATTCCGGCGTGCAGACTTCCAAGGGCGACAAGTTCCACGGTGAAGTGGTTGATCTGCCAAAAGAAGAGGCAGGCCTGATCATCGCGGCCGGCCGCGCGGAAGCGTTTGAGCCGGAAGATGAAGCCACCGGTAAAGACAAAACCAAATAAGCGGTTTTTCAGGCATATCACCAGAAAGGGAGCGTGCCGGATGAAACCGGAACAACACGCTCCCACAGTTTCTTTAGCGGAGGAATTCTAAAATGCTTGAACGAGCTAAAGCGCTATTGCTGATCAGATGCGGAAACGCTATCAGGCTTATGTCTGTAGTGATTGTCGCTGTGGCTATTGCGATGGTTCCGATACATGTCGTCCATGCGCAGAAAGCCGCGGACGCAAAGTATCAGCTCTCTGGCAACGGCATGATCAAGGTGTCGCCGGCTGATCTTGGCGTCAATGCCTTGACTGAGCCCGGATCCGGAACCACGGCCGCATCCAGCATCATTGATCTCACCGGCGCCAGGGCATTCACGTTGAAGTTTTCCTGTACGCAGGGCAACATCACCGTGAACCTTACCACCTACGCTGAAGATGGCACCACGGCGCTGGCAACTGGCGCGCCGCTGTCGGCTGTGGCGGCTGCCACCAATACTGATTTGTATGTGCCAACGGAGCAGGACATCGGCGCAACCGGTGGAACTCTGTCAACCACCTTTAAGGTGCGACTGCCGCAAAAGGCCGTCTCTTTAACTTTCACCAACGCATCAGCCAGCGCCGGTACATGCACCGCGCGGATGTTCATCGTTTATTAAATGTTTGGCTCCGGCGATCTCGACGTTTTCTTTGCCGATTTCGGCTCGACCGTGATTGCCGGTTCGCAAACCGCCAAAGCCAACTTTGATTCTCCTGGTCAGGCGATTGATCTGCACTCATTAGCGCCGGTCTCTGGCGTCGATTACGCCATCACCTTCAAAAGCACTGCTCTTTCCGCGCTGGCCATCCGCCAGCAGATCACCGTGGACGGAAATCCTTTTCAGGTAACAGCCATCGATCCTCTGGACGACGGCCAGATCACCAAAGCCACATTGAAGTATCTAGGCGCGCCTGTCGGCCCGGGAGCTGGAGCGCCAGCCGTGGTCATGCAGTGGGGCAAGAAGCTTTTCAACGAAACGGCAGATGGCGCTCGAACGGTGTTCACGCTGCCGTCCAAGACCACGGCAACTCTTATCCAGGTCGTTGCAGACGGCATGGTGCTTGCCAGTCCCAACGATTACAGCCTGGGCAATGACGGAATCACCGTCACGTTCGTAACCGCGCCACCGGCAGGGAGGCCGCTCTTTGTTTATGCGTAAACGGATTTTATCTCTGTTGCTCCTGATCGGCGTAGCCAGTTGCTGCATGCAATGCCAGCAATCGCAGATCGATATTGTTACGCGCACGCGCGGCAATCTGCCCACATCACGCATCAACGCTCAGGGTG